CACAAGCTAGAACGAAAACGAAACAGGCTAGAACGGTTAAACTTGCGGCGGGTGGTGCGCCAAAGAGCAAAAGCAGAGTTAACGAAGCTGGCAACTATACTAAGCCCGGAATGAGAAAGCGGCAGTTTAGTCGCATTAAAGCTGGTGGCAAAGGCGGCGCACCCGGACAGTGGTCGGCACGTAAAGCCCAGATGCTGGCATCAGCCTATAAGAAAGCAGGGGGCGGCTACAAGTAACAATGAAACACGTCTTTCTCCTGTTCGTCTTTCTTGGAGTGGGAGAAGTCAAAACCCAAGTCAGCAAGGATATGTATTTCCGTGACTTGAATGATTGTGTTTGGTATGCACAGAAACTTCATAAGCAGGGTGAGAGTATCACAGCGTACTGCTTGCCCAAGTTAGTAAACAAAGATATGGAGACTTACTGATGCTTGCCGAATTAGCCGCAGCAAATGCAGCATTTAGTGTTATCAAGCAAGCTGTGCAGCACGGCGGTGACATTGCCAAAGCTGGCAGTGCGATTGCTAAGTTTGTAGGCGCAAAGGAAGACCTACAGAAGAAGGCTAATAAAAAGGGTGGCGGCTCTGACCTAGAAGAGTTTATGGCTCTTGAGCAGATACGTGAACAGGAAGAGCAGCTAAAGCAGATTATGATTTACGCAGGTCGGCCCGGACTATGGCATGACTGGGTAAGGTTTCAGGCAAAGGCACGTACCGCACGAAGAGAAGCAGAACAGGAAGCAATACGAAAACGTAAGCACTATTTTGAAATAGCTATTATTACTTTTCTGTTTATCGTGGGATTGGGCATTCTTGGCTGCGTAGTGTTGCTGGCTTTACATTCACAAGGAAAAATATAATGACGTTAGCTAAGTCACAACAGAGCCTTAAGTCGTGGACAAAACAGAAGTGGCGCACTAAGTCTGGCAAGCCCAGCGCAAAGACAGGTGAAAGGTATTTGCCTGAAAAAGCAATTAAATCCTTGACACCAGCCGAATATGCTGCTACAACTAAGGCTAAGAGAGAAGGTACACGCAAGGGGAAACAGTTTGTACGCCAGCCTAAATCTATTGCTAAAAAGACTGCAAGATTTCGCAGAGGCGGGTAATGACCCACGAGATGTTCGCTTGGCTGATATGGAGCCTGATGTAGAACAACGTGTGTATTTAATTAAGAAGAAATTATGGGAACTGAAAAATGTTGACCGCACTGATAGGACCGATAGCTAATCTCGCCGGTACATGGCTGAGTGGCAAGGTCGAAGAGAAGAAGGCTCAGTCAGCCACCAAGGTAGCCAAGGCACAGGCCGAAGCTATCGTAATGCAGAAGAAAGCTACAGGTGAGATTGACTGGGATTTGGAGATGGCTAAAGGTAGTCAGTCTTCGTGGAAAGATGAATGGTTAACCATCCTGTTTAGCATCCCGCTAATTCTAGCATTTGTACCGGGAATGGAAGAGGTAGTTGCTAATGGGTTTGCAAATCTTCAGGCCATGCCGGAGTGGTATCAATATTCTCTTGGTGTTATTGTTGCCGCCAGCTTTGGTGTACGCAGTGCTACAAAATTCTTCGGTAAGAGGTAGTCCAGTTGCGGATGTGGAGTATGCACGACAGAACTACCGAAGAGCAAGCGAGGAAAAACCGTGGCCGAAGTAACAATGGAAAGATTACTCAAGTGGAAGATACTGCCCCGCTTGATGATGATTATGATGTCAATATCCGCTTGGCGGGTAGTGGAGTGGTTTATGACGCTACCAGACCCGACCAACGCACAGGCGGGTCTAGTTAGTGTGGTTACTGGCGCAATGACCGGCGCGTTTGCCGTATGGATGGGACACGAGAAATGAAATACCGTAAAGAGTTGTTGATTGAAAAGTTGATTGCACATGAGGGGCTACGCCTTGATGTGTATCAGGATACACTTGGTATCAACACTGTAGGAATTGGTAGGAATCTGGATGACCGGGGTATCAGTAAAGATGAACTGGACTGGATGGATATTCCAAACATTGAACACATCTTTTCTGATGGCATCACGGAAGCTGATGCTATGTACCTCGCACAGAATGACGTACAGATAGTCGAAGAAGAACTCCTCCGTGCGCATCCTTGCGTAGAGGATTTGGACGCTGTACGTCAACTTGTACTTGTGGATATGGCATTTAACATGGGCGTACCCCGCCTTTGTAAGTTCAAGAAAATGTGGAATGCTATTCACGAAAATAAATTTGACATAGCATCAAAAGAAATGCTTGACAGCAGGTGGGCAAATCAGGTAAAATCACGTGCAGTGAAGTTGGCTAATGCAATGCATAATGGTGAGTTTTAATGGCAAGACAACTAACAGACAAGCAGCAAAAGTTTCTTGCTGTTCTTTTTGATGAAGCAGGTGGCGATATGGTCATGGCTAAAAAGATGGCTGGCTATGCGGACTCAAGTGGTACAGCAGAAATTGTAAAGGGTTTGAAAGAAGAAATCCTTGAGGCTACACAGATGTACATGGCACGTAATGCACCGAAGGCTGCAATGGCTATGACCGGCGCATTGTATGACCCAACTGAACTTGGTATCCGTGATAAGATGTCTGCCGCCAAAGAACTTCTTGATCGTGTAGGTCTTGTAAAGACAGAGAAGATGCAGGTAGAAGCAAGCGGCGGTGTTATGCTTATGCCACCTAAAGCACCAGTAGAGGATGAAGATTAATGTCTCAGCGCAATCGTGATAAAATCAAAAACCTGTTCTTTCGTGATGATGGAACCAGCAAACTTAAAATGCCGAAAGAAACATTTTCGGTAGCGGCAGGAAAGTTTGGCAAAGAGAGTAACACACTTAGTGGTATTGCTGATATTTTGGGAGTTACCCTGAAGTCACTGCAAAAAGAAAATCCGCAGATTAAAGACGCTAATAAAATTTCTGCAGGTCAAAAGATTAATGTTCCTCTTCGTAAACAGACATTTGTAGAAAAGTATGTTCTAGGTAAGAAGAATAAACCGTCCACACGCCGTGTCGTGCGAGGTGATGGTAAAGAGGATACTATGGCCGTAAAGAAGGGTGCAGAGGGACGAGTCTACGAAGGCATGTCAAAATCGGATATGGCTAAGATTACGCTAGAGAGAAGTCGTGGTGGTTCTATCGACTATCGTAAAGGCGGCATGGTTTTGTCTAGCAAGGACAATCGTAAAAAGAAATGACTAGAAGCGTAGGCAAGTGGAAGCTGCCACAGCCCACCGATATCAAAGAAAAAAACGAGTGGGTGCAAATACCACGAATTGCACGTACAATACCATTTGGTTACAGACAGAGTGAAGAAGACCCCGACATTCTTGACCCTATTCCAGTTGAACTGGACTTGTTAGAAAAGGCACGTAAGCACGTCAATCAGTATTCATACCGGGAGGTAGCGAACTGGCTGACTTCAAACAGTGGCCGTTACATTTCACACGTAGGATTAAGGAAGCGTCTACAGAATGAGCGACAGCGTAAGAACCAAGCTGCAAGCCTCCGCAAGTGGGCAGAATATGCGGAAACGGCGATCAGCAAAGCGAAAGCCATCGAAGAAGCAAGAACAGGCGCAAAAGCAAACACCGCAAATTGAGGAAGTTTCATATGAAACATCTGATATTGAGGAACATGCTAATGTACTGTTCAAGCCTAACCCCGGCCCACAGACAGAGTTTCTAGCCGCTAGTGAACGTGAGGTTCTCTATGGTGGTTCAGCAGGTGGCGGTAAGTCTTATGCTATGCTGGCAGACCCCTTGCGTTACATGGGGCATCCGCAGTTTAGCGGTCTACTGCTCCGACATACAACAGAAGAACTTCGTGAACTTATCTTCAAGTCGCAGGAGTTGTACCCAAAAATCTGGCCCGGTATTAAGTGGTCAGAACGGAAGATGCAGTGGACTGCGCCATCTGGCGCGAGATTGTGGATGTCATATCTCGACAGAGATGATGATGTCTTGCGTTATCAGGGTCTGGCATTTAGCTGGATAGGCTTTGACGAACTGACACAATGGGCCACACCATATGCATGGAACTACATGCGAAGTCGTCTACGGTCCACTGCACCTGACTTGCCTA